CAAAACTAATGGCTCCAGAACTATCTGTAATAGAACCAGCAGCTAATGCAAGAGTTCCAGCGTTAAAAGTGGTTCCTGTTAGAGTTGTAATTGTGGCAGATGTGATTGTTCCACCGACTACACCACTAATTGTTGGAGCAGTTAAAGTCACCACTGTTGCAGTAGCACTAATACCACTTGTTAATGATGTTCCATCTCCAAGTAGACCATAAATTTCTACAAAATTATCATTGATTTTATCTGCGGCAACGGGAAGGGTATCACCAGTGCCATCGTTAACAACAGTGCCGAAATTAAGTGCTTGGTATGCCATTTACAGTATTCTCCTAAATCTATTTATAATACACTTATATTTTATTTTTATTATCAGCATCACCAAATGGATTTAATTTACTGAATTATGACACCCCACCATCACATATCTACAATTTATTTTTCTTTAACTAGTTGTTGCAGTAAAAACTTTATTTCGTGCATCTCAGATTTTAAGGTATTAAGTTCTCTGTTAGTTTCACGAATCTCATCTCTCTGTCTCTGCGCTTCACCTGCTCGTTTTTTCGCAACTTCATATGCGTTCACGTTCTTATTTATAATCGCATTACTACCAGTATCCCGAACTAGATTTTCATGACCTTCTACTTTTAAATAATTGGACATTTTATGTTGCCAAAGCCAGAACACGAAGACTTTTGAGTATTGGTGGTTGTGCCTGATTAGTTGTCCTCATAACAATCTTGAGTTGAAATGAGATAAATTCATCCAATGGAGTACCAATACCATCATCTGTAACACCGGCAGTAAACTCATGTTCAAGAAATTCACTTGTCCGTTCAGATGATCTTACTGCAACATCTGGCCCACCAGACCCAGCAATAGTTCCATCGTCATTAAAGAAGTTAAACCCAATTTCATCAAAGTCAAATGCATCATCAACCCGAAGAGTTTTATACAACACCTTGATACTTGTATCATTATCTTTGAAAGCATCAAAAAGAACTCGCAGAGAAGTTGCAGGGGTTTCTAGATTAATTTTCTTAGTAAGATATATTGCACCATGATTGTCACCTTCTGGTGAAGTCATTGCTCTATAAATTGTAGCTGGATAAACATCAGATGAAGAGTCAATAACATCTATCTTATTTGCAACAGCAACCATAGAAAGTCTCTGTGTATCAATAACAGGAGATAATGCATCAATCTCAGAAGTTAAAGTAATTGGAACACTCAAAGATTTTGTACCAGACATCTCGTTTGTTTCATTAATAGTAGATGCAATTATGTTAGTTTTATCCCAAGAGTAGTTGTCTTCTAGGGGAATACTTCTACTGGTTGTTGATTTAACAAATGATTGTTCTGAACCACTTACACTTGTACCAGTTGTTGATAGAACACCCGCTGATAATTTGGTTCTGGCAGGAACCAACAATCCCATATTGAAAGTGGAAACATCATACTGAGCATTTTCTGTTGCCGTTGCAACGGTTCCACCAAAGGTCGATGTGCTACCAGCACCATCAACAACTGGTGTTGTGGAGAGAACAATTGTATAACTGTCCATTTGAATATTAGCAATGGCAGTATGCGTCTTGTTAATATCGTATAGTGGAACCTTGTGAATCTGATAGAGTTCTACGGTTGCACCATTCGCATGAGAAGCTGCGGTTGTGCTGTTTGCGCCCCGTGTTGCACTAGTGATTCCTGTTCCAGAAATAGTGCTGTAACTAATAATCTCATCATCAATTTTTATATAGTATACATTAGATGCGTCTCTGGAATACTTACCACTTGTATCATCAAAGTTTGTTCCACTTGTAAGGGTAATAGAAGTGGATGTGGCAGTGATAGCACTTGCAAGTGTAGTTGATGCACCAGACTTAACTCCATCAAGGGTGGCGTTGTTAGATGTACTATACATACCATGACTGGGGTGATTAATTTTTAGAACTGTACTGGCATCTGTCATTTCCAACGGATTTGTTTTAAGAGTTTTTGTGGGTAATGATTGGTTCTGTAATGTAACCAAACCAGCAGCAGTTGTATCAAATTTAGCACGTTTCAGAGAAAACTTCATATCCTGTGTTGGAGAAGGTGACCATGTACTATTGTTTGAACTTTTAAATAGAACACCAACATGAGGTTGGTCTGTAATCTCATTACCAGCAGTGTCCTGTGTTCCAAGATCAGAAATCCATACCTTATAGTCGGGGGTATTAGCTAATAGACAAATTGAATATTCTGTACCACCCTGTACATATACAGGAGAGTCAAATGTAAATGTCGTAGCAACAGAACCATCAGTCGAAGTACTAACTTCTGACGATTGTAGTGTTTTCCTACCAAATGGAAGAATCTTTGGGCCGGGGGAACCATTAATCACATTGCGAATTTCCATTGCTACTGGATAATTTGCATCCTTTGCAAAGAAAAATATGTCGCATGATGTCAGAAATGCGCCAGTGACGCCCCCTTTGTGATCAGTATCAAGAACAATAAATGTTTGTGCGAGTGGGTCCATGTCATCGGCGCCGTCGTCTTCGGCTGCGGCTTCAGGAATCACATTGCCAATAATAATTCCGCCGGTTTCACCTAAACGTGTTGTTCTTGTGATTGCATTTCTTGTTGCAATAATGGTTTCTTGCTGCGTGTCCAATATACCTTTTGCAGAATATATTGCTTCTGCATAAGTCTGCCTTACAACAATTTCATTTGCGCCGTCACCAACTTGGGCATTATTTGGGTCGGCTGTTAATACAAACTCAATATCACCCGTAGAAAAACGAGGATTTCCAGAAATCTTAGGATCAGGAATAGTAAAGGTTCCTTCACAGTTACCAATACCATCAGAAATTAATGTACTACCAGCAACAGGAGTTTGAACATCAGAGAAATTTAAGAAAGCGGTTCCAATTGCTCCACTTGCACCCGGAGTAACATATGCATTAACCACCCGCTTATCAAAATACACATGCAATTTTGTAAATGGTTTTAAACTATTTGCAGTAAAAGTAATTGTTTTAGAACGTGCATATGGAATAAGCGTTTTAGAAATAGACCTAAATCCATTACTTGTAAGCTCAATATCTTCAAACACTTCTGTAAGAACACCCGTTCTTGACTGTTGCGTTGCTGTATAATTTCTAATTACCACTGTGTAAAACTCCTACCTTCTTGTTGCCAAACTTTAAATTGCGGGGATTAGTATTAATCATCATCATTCTCATCACCATTACCAGTACCATCATCCTGTTGAATCACTCCCTGCCAAGTTGTTTGCCAGCCGTTCCAGACAGCACCCATATTATTACCAATGGCAGCAACAACTGCATCATAGTTGCCTTTACGATTGATAACCAACTGGGGAGCAATCTCTGTTTCCATCCAGTTATCCTGAGTTGGGTCTAATGATACAAAACCTTTCCATGTCGCAGTCATGTATGGCGCAACCCTCTCAATAGTACTAGCATATGGTTGTTCTGTTAAGACAACCTCTGTATATGGAAGGGTAATGAGATCACCTGTCTTTTGATAACCAGCAGAAGTTCTTGCATCATCAGTAGTAACACTTTCTTCCAAATCAACAGATTTAGATACATGTAGTGGTCGTAACATACTCTTTTGGAAATCCATAGAATTTCTATAATCTTTATGATATGCATCACCAATACTATGACCTTGGAAATTATCAACTATAAAACCAGACTTAAATCTATTGAGTCCATTAGCATCCAATACCTCAAAATCTGCGGCGTTGCGTTCCAACAAACTCAGGGTTGTCATCTTTTCAACATTAGAAAGACGATCATGAATCTTGCCGATATCTTTCATAGTAAACCTTTGATTTCTAGTTCTAGTAATTGTAACATCTTCTGGTTTAAAGGTAAATGCTGGAAGCGATATAGTAGCAAGTTTCATTACATCAACGGGAAGGTCTGCCCGGTTTTGGGGTGCATCAATAACATTAATAGCTCCTCTGGAATCGATAACAACAAAAGATTTTCTTGGTAAATAATACTCTAGGTCAGATTGGATAAGTGAACCCGGTTTACAAAAATCGACAGTAGAAGAAGCTGTCCCACTATATTGTCTGGAATAGAAGTCAAAAGAGTTTCCTGTAATTTCATCAACTGTTTCAAGTGTAGATGATGTGCCCGCAATATCTGCAACTCTAGGTCTGAAATCGTAACTATCTCTCAGGGGAAACTGACCAGCTGGTGAAGGACTTTCGGGATCAACCTTGGTTGCGGTATATGTTGGAATATCCTCATAATCCATTTGATTAGCAATATCAACATATGAATCAACTGTAAATACATCACCAGCACCATGTTCCAAATAATCATATACAATAAGCAATCTTCCTGTAGGCGCAGCAGCAGATGTCTTTCTAACAATTCTTGCAATATCATAAAAGTTGTCACGTTGTCCGTCATCAAACAAATATGAATTTTTAATGTTTATGCTACCACCAGTAAGAGTGCCAACAGTTGCAGATGCACCCGAACTTTCGCCTGTGATTGTTTCACCTGATGCAAATGCGACTGCACTAATTAAAGCATAACTCATGGGAGATGAAATACTAATAACTCTAGCTGTTGCCCCCGTTGTTCCACCAGTAATTTTTTCACCTCTGGTAAATGTTCCAGATGAATTTGTTAAAGTAAATTGTGGTGCAACTGCATCCGTAGATGCATCCTCAGAGTCAAACACTGCAACCACATTAAATACATCTGCACGACCAAGTGAAATAGTTGTATCAGAAGGCCGGGTTCCAAAAGCATCTGTAGTTCCAGAAACCACTTTTAGTTGTTTCATAAGATTAATAGTTTTACTCTTTTGAATAACAGAAGTTTTAAGAAGTGATGCGACAAGTTTTACCTTTGCACCATTTCCCAAGATAGTTGCATCTGTAATTGTAATAGCAGATGAACCTGTACCAGATAATTTACCAGAGATACTGACAACATCACCCAGTGCGCCAGTTCCATCGCCCGCCGTAAGAATAGAAAGCGTGTAGTCCTTTTCAGAATGTGATAAGAATACCTCATTCGTACCAGAAGAAAAAGTAACAACACCAGAAGAATCTGTCGTTCCAACAAACTGCCTACGAATGGTATATTGTGTATCACTTGCACCAGAATTGGTGGTAGTCAGAAGAGTTTTGACTGTCTTTTTGGGGAGCTTAAAGATCGATCTGTTCTTCTCTGCATCAAATAATTTTACTGTGTCACTCTCAAACCCCTCTTGGATAAGATTACCAGAACCCGTCAAAGTTTCTAATTCAATAGATGAAGTTATATCATCTTCAATCAAAAAATCAGCAAAGATATTTGTTAGAAGTTCAGTAACAAAGTCAGCAGTAAAGTCTTGACCACTATCTGCATCGTCCATAAAGACTTGTTTGAAATTAGCAAAACTATAAGTTACAAATGATGCAACCGTAAGGTCTGTATTACCTGAGTTCTCTACAATTGCACCCGTCTCAGCTGAGTCAGATGCAGTAATTTTTTCACCAACTTGGAAAGTTCCGACAACAGAAGTTAGATTTACAACAGTCGCAGAAGTTCCGTCTTTATATACGAGTCCAGTTGCACCAGAAGATACACCAGTTACCAGAACACCGCCATTAGCGTATGATGCAAGAAGTGTTGGTGATGGGGTGTCGTTCAAAGTAAGTTTTATAAATGGTCGAATATCAAACATATACAACTTGTATTGAGCACCAGTTGCAGCTGCATTTGAACCAGCAGTTCCGCTATAATATTCAATTCCCCTAGCTCGGCCGACGCCAATTAAGTTACCGTTTGCAGCACCTCTAGTCGTATTCGCTGCATCATAAAATTGAATAGTCTTGAATGCAGTAGATTCACCCGTTATCGATGTGATATCTGGTGTTCCAAATACGTTCGTAATTAACGAATAGTTGCCTGCATCAAAGGTAGAGATACCAGCATTGATAGTTTCAAATTCTCTTGCTTTGTTAATATCCTTAATTGTAGATTGAGTTTTTTCAAGTTCATAACCTTTAATATAAGCTTTGCCGGGGGATACGATTAATGCAAGAAGGTCACTACTAGCGGTATTACCATCATCAGTTGTAGCACCTAGTGCATATTTACCGATAAGATTTTGCGTTCCCACACTAACATCTACAGATTCCTGAAGTCTAAATTCAAATGGACGAACTGTATAACTTCCAGATTCATCATTAGTACGTCTTGCAAATTCATCAGCAAGTTGAGCATATTGTGAAGTACGACCAATAATAGATGATTTACCATTCTTGATATCAACAAGAGAGATAAAATTAGTAGTGTCTGTTGTGGGTGCGATAGCGGATAGTGCAACAGAAATGCTTAATCTGTGTGCGCCTTTGGCTGCAAAGTTACTAGAACCTGTAGAATTATCTAATAGACTTGATGTACTCTCTGGTGTGACAATAGTTTCAGTTACGGCAAAACCAACGGTTCCTGTATAATCTGGTCCATAGTTGTTAAGAACTAAAGTTTCTGCGACATTATTAACAAAGAAACCACGAATATAGAAGATACCAGATTCGATACGATATGCAAGGCCAGTTCTTGATGCTGGTCCTGCGGCGCTGGAAAGTTGTACAGCACTCGCACCATTTGTTTCTGTATACTCAGAAGTGTATGTTGTAACAGAAGCAACATCCGCTGCGTATGCCTGAGTTGAATGTGTGACCGCAGTGTTTGCAGTAATGTTCTCACCATCTGCAAAAACAGTGGTTGTGAAGTCACTACCAGCACGTTCATAAGAAACATAAAGGAGTGGTTGGTCTGTCGTCGTTGCGGCTTTGAAACCAATAACCTTTGCAGTAACGCCTGTTGTTGCACCAGTAATAGTTGTAGGACTGTCTACATTATAATAATGCGCTGGGTCAACCTGTTCACTATTAAATGTGCTTGCAAGTTTAAGGGAATAATAACTTTGAGTCGTTCCTTGACCGGGCACAACCATTGCCCCTTCACGGAAAATGTGACTACCATGTGCTTCAATCTGATGCTGCAAAGCACTTTGGAGTTGTGTTAGTTCTCTTGCTTGAACTGCAAACCCCGGCCTAAAGAGAATTCTATGATAATTATTATCTGCATTAAAATCATCAAAGTACGGTGCTGCATTAAGATTAGTTTTTTGTGCCATATTAGAATTCCACTACAATTTTAATGTCTTCCGTTTGGTCAGTAGCACGGGAGATAGGTGATCTGTTTTCCGTATAGATAATATTGCCGCTGTCTGGTTGCAGTTCTGGATTAACATACCCATCAGAAAATGTGATAGTAAATCCGTTTGCAAGAGTGACCGCTGCATCTGCGGTTGAGTCTGGTGTTCCAACTGCACTGGAGTCTGCACCAGTTACAGCATTTGCACCCGAAAATGCAACATAAGCACCAAGGGAATTTGTACCGTAATCTGTATATCTTTCCTGATGATAATAAAGAATGGTGTTTGTAGCATCCCACTCGACGACCCTACCAATTGCACCCGTTGAGGCTTGAGTGATTTTCTCGTCATTAACAAATGTTCCACTAACACCAGTAAGTTTTAGTGCATATGTTTGACGAGCTGTCTGGTCAGATGCAACTGTTGATGTTCCATAATTTGTTGGATCAGTAACAATCGCAATATTACGGAAATCATTACCTGTGAGAAGATCATCCCGTTCTGCACCAATAAAGAGTGTGTTCAACATAACATAGTGACCACCGAGCTCTTGAACTGCATCAAAACCATGTCCACCTTTTGGACTAATGAAAACACCAATTGCACCACCACTACCATTATCAATATCACCAGAATCTACAGCAGTTGTCAGTGCTGCATTTGCAAACACAGTGTCATCTGTAAGGGTAACTGTTCCGTATGTATATAATGCACCAGCGGCATAAACGATAGTGTTTGTTCCAGAGGTCAGTCCAAAAGCTTGAATCCCACCACTAGAAACAGTAAATGAAACAATCGCACCAGAAGATGTCCCGGCATTTGTACCGTCACCGTTGACAGCAACATAGTAAGTACCATCTGTATAACCAGTACCAGCTGTCACTGACAGTGATACAATCGCACCATCAGTTGCTGCAGCTGATACCGCAGAGTCAGTACTGATAGGAATGAAATCTGTTGTCAAAAACTTGGTCTGTTCTGCTGGTGAAATTGTATACATATATTTTAGAATATAACCACCCTGTGCAAAAAGTGATGTGGATTCAGATGTAGGTTCAGAACCACTATACGCTACGTTTCCATTATTGTCCATAACTTTGTATACACGGTTATCAGAGGTACGAAAGAAAAATGTGGAATCCCAGAGATTAGTTGCACCAGATTGGGATAGGTTACTTGCGCCAACATTATCCTGATATTTATCGTAAACGACACTATTCTGCCAATCTCTACGAGGAACTGCATAGGTAACATCACCAGATGCAATATTTTTAGCAGCAATTGTTTGATCCCAAAGATAATATTCATTAGAAACATCATCTGTTGGTGTGGGCGGAGATGCATCTGTTCCGCCACTAGTTGCTGATGTAAATGGTGTGGCCTTACCGATCATCATATAATATGCATTTGACGAGGCTTCTGAGAAGGACTCAAAAAACTGTTCTGCATTATGCGACCTAAATTTCTGTGTTATGATTGCTGTCATTTTTCGATTCCTCTAATCTGTATTAGTATTTATACATCGTATCTAACTATATTGACAACTTATGCTCCGGCGGCGTGCATAGTTTTCAACGTACTCCCACTAGAATTTTTAATCAACAGAGTTGATAGAGTTTTCATTTCAGCAGAACCTACAGAATCGTTTGCCATTTTTGCTTCTGTTATTGAATTATCTACCAAGTTAGCAATTAAAATTGAATTTGCTGGCAACACTGGTATCTGACTAAAGGTTACAACACCATTAGCAGCAATCGCAATTGAATCTGTATCAGAAGTGTGTCCAATATTTGTGCCATTAATGATAATGTTGTCAACTGTAAGTGTGGTTAATGTACCAAGAGAAGTAATAGCAGATTGGGCCGCAGTTGTGACTGTAGCAGCAGTACCAGATGTATTACCTGTTACATTACCTGTTACATTACCTGTTACATTACCAGTTAATGCGCCCACAAATGTTGTTGCTGTCACATCACCTGTTACGTCCAAACCCGAACTGTCGATCTCTATTCTTTTAGTTCCACCTGTTGTGACGTTGACCGTATCAGCTGCACCAAAGTAAATACCTGTGTTTGCATCACCCGTGTTTGTAATTGACGGCGCAGTGTTGCTGCCATCTGCAAATGCTGCGACACCAGTGATGGATGGTCCAGCGAGAGTAACAACATTAGCAGTAGCACTGATACCAGAACTTAGTGCTGTACCTGTACCCAACAGGGTATAGATTTCAACAAAGTTATCATTGATTTTATCACCACCATCACGGATGGAATCGCCAGTGCCATCCCCTACGGTTGTGCCTATTCCTATTGCTTGATATGTCATTATTCAACCTTCCTTTGTTGTATTTATACCTTTAGTATGTCGAATGTAATCGCAGCATCAAATGTCGTTGTACCACTACTAAATCCAGATTCAGGGGCCAGCCTCGACGCCGTTAGGCGGTTCAAGGTCTTTAATTCAATATAGAAATCAAGGTCAGTTCCGTCTTCTAGAATAATTTGGTCATTCTCATCAACAGCAGTATCATAAACTATGAAATCACCACTATCTTCTTGTGCCAAAAGACCATTTGTCTTAATGAAGATATCTGACGGAATACCATATCGTACTAGTGTAGTAGTATCATATATACCAAATGGTAATTCACCTGTGTTTAATGACTCTTCCAGCGCAATAAATGTTTTCTCTAGAGATAGTTTTCCACCAACACCAAAACTAGTAGAATCTTCTAACAGAATATCATCACCAAAGGTTCCTGTTACGGTTGTCTCGTCCTCTTGTTTAAATGTCCCAAGCTCATCGCCCTCAAGAACAATGGTATCAAGGGAATTATCATCAGATATATTAACAAGAGAATCACGGGTAAAGTTGTTGTTAGAATATCCAAGTGCTGTATAAGTGTCTTTGGTTACACTCTGATTTATATTAACATCTAAAGAATCTTCTAACAATATGTGATCGCCCAAATCAGACCCACTAGCGTCAGTTTGAGTAAGCAACAAACGACTACCCAATTCAGCTGTACCACTCTCTAATTGAATACCATCACCAGTAATACCTTCATATGATGAAGTTGCAAGGAAGACCAGACCATTAGAAGTATTATGATTATTAGTAACCTTTGCATTAAGATGGGTTGTAACTGTTGAACGCAAGAATATTTCATATTCACCCTGTGAATCAACACTACCATCGGTGACA